GCACACTACACCAAAGGCGACATAGAGACTATCGACTACATCGTTGATGTTCTTGGCACACAAGGCGCTATAGACTACTGTCACGGCAATGTACTTAAATATACTGGCGGTAGGCTTATGAACAAAGGGAACTGCATAGAGGATACGCAGAAGGCTATCTGGTATTCTAATAAGATGATTGAGCTGCTAGAGAAGAAACATAAAGACGACGACGAAGAGTATTTAAACTACTACACTCGTACTGTTAGTGCCAATCCACCACTTAAAGTAAACTACTAGAGGCAGTTATGGGTAAAGGATCGAAGCCAAGACCTATTGATATAGGTAGAGAAGAGTTCAGTAAGAAGTTTGATGGGATAGATTGGAGTAATACTAAGGATGGTTCTGAGAAAAAAGCCTCCAAGAAGAATGAAAATAAGATTCTTCCCAGAGGCCGTAAGAGTTAATTAATCTTCTAATGATGCTTTTTGAATAAGTTGTCGAGTAGTATTCATTATCACACTGTTAGCCTCAGATATAAACTTCTGCCTATCATTTGGCATTGATTTAGGGTATCGAGCGAGAATATCTCGGCCCTTCTGCGTAGTTAGAAGTATGCTAACACCTTTCACTCCGCCAACTATAGGTATAGCAGACGAAAAAGATGTAAGAGATCCAAGTCCAGCAGCTCCAGCAGCAGCAGTACCAAACCCTGTAGCAGATGTTCCTCCCCTATTAACACCACCGCCAGAAAGTATTCGTCTAGCCTGAGCATTCATGCCTATAGTCTGACCAGCTTGTGCTCTTGGAATGCTATTAACAAGCTTGATAAATCCGTTAAGACTGTCTTGCTCGGCCTTATCAAAGATAACCCTTCTTGCTGATGAAGTCTTTTGTAGCTGAGCTATAAACTGTTTAGCGTTAAACTCTCCGCCTTTAGATGCGTTAGTCCAAGCATCTTGAAGAACGGAATACTTTGCAGCTTGCTGCCCACCTTTTTCGGTATTTGCAAAAAGCTGTTGTGCTCTTGCGGTTCCTGTGCCAAATGCTTTGTCTTGCTTAACAAAACTTGCAAGTATTGTATCAGTGTCGATGCCTTCAGTAAGAGATCGCTTTAATGCTCCTTTTTGAAATGGAATTACTTTTGACTTGTAATTTGCATCTGCCTTCTTCCACATCTTAAATACGTCGTCGCCAGCAGCTAATGCAGCAGTCTCAAGATCTTTTTCAACCGCTTTCTTTATTTGAGTCAAAGCTGAAACCTCACCGAAGCTGCCTGTGCCATTCTTTACAGCATTCTGAGCTTGAGTTATTGATTTGCCTAACTCAGATCTATATTCTCGTAACTGGCTCCATGTCTTTTGAGCACCAGGATCAATGCCTTTTTGAATATAATTTCCAAGCCTGTCAACTATAATTGACATAACTGGCTTCTTAGTTGTTGCGTCAGCAACTCTTTGCGCTCCAGCTTCTGCCGGATTCTTTCCTAATAGATCCTTATTGCTTTTAAGCTGCTTTACTACCGCTTGGCTTACTGCTGTTGTCTCAGTCATGGGAACAATACGGCTACCCATCATCTTGCCTATCGCATTGTATTCTTTACCGCTTGCGGCTTTGTTCTTATCTAAAACCTTTCTTAAAGAAGCTTGCAATGTAGTGCCAACGTCATCAACCACACCTCCGATAGATCGAACCATGTTATCTGCCGCATCTCTTAATGCAACTAATTGTTGGTTTCTAAACCCAGACATACCTATAACTGGAACCTGATCTAAGATTGATTCTACTACTTGTAATCCTCTTGAGTTTCTGGCCTCACCCAAAGTTGTCGGCACTTTAAACTTTTCTGAAAGATCTCCAATTTCTTTAGTGACCATTTTGCCAGCTTCACTTCGACCCATAAGCCCCGCCGCAGCTCCTGCTCGATTAAGAACAACAGTTGTTGCCAGGCCAAGCTTACCGCCAGCATATGCGTCTTCAGCTCTGCTAGAATCTTCTTCTGCGCCTTTAAAAAGAATTGCTTCAAGGCCAGCAAGGTCAGCAGTTTGTTTAAAAAGCTGTCCAGTTTTCATGGCTCCAATGTTCGCAAGATTGGTAGACATTGTTGGAAGCATAGTTCTGCCTCCTGAGATCGGGCTAAAAGCTAAAGGAGCTATCATCCCACCAACATCGCCAATTGATGAAGTTAAAGGATTATCAGAACCTCTACGATCAATCTCTTCAAAAGCTCTATCGTAGAATGATGTGTAATCTTCGTTAAGCTCACCAGCACCAGGAATTCCAACGGCTTCAGCACCACTAAGGGCCATCTGCCCAAGACCAACGCCAGCCTTTAAAACACCACCACCAACAGATCTACCAAAATCCTTAAGACGGCCACTCTCTTGCGGGCTTACTTCTGCTGCTGCGTTAAAGATCTCATCAAACTGCTCAGGTCTATCAATAGCATCGCGCGCATCGAAGACCTCTTGAATTCCTTCAGCTTGCTCGTTTAATCTCTCCCACTCACTAGCCATTACTTTAAAATCAGGAGTGTTGGTTCTGCCATCTGCTTCAGCTTTTACAATCCACTGGCCAACTGAATCAAGAGCTGAGCCTACTGCGTAAGCATTATCTTTATTGTTTACTGGATCAAAATCATCCTCAACTACATTGATTGGGCGTTGCAGCTCTTCAGTGCTACTCATTCCTATAGGCAAAGAAGATTCTTGCAAAGCCTTCATCTCAGTAATCTCAGCTAAAGGGTTATCTATAGATCCATCTAGCGCTGAAATAACTTCATCTTCTGACGCTCTTACAGCCATATCTTCATCCGTCATTGTTGACACATCTGCAAACGGTATTTGATTGTCTTGTGGCATTGAATTAATTCCCAATTTTAGATTTGTTAATAATATCTTGCGCTACAGATTTTAACACAGGGTTGCCAGTAGCCGACTCTACAGCGGACGGTGCATTACCATAAGCATCGGTAGATAATCCTGAGTCAAACCCCATCTTGCTTCTATAAACATTTACGGCTGATTGGCCTGCTTTCCTAGAAGCTTCATCTATATCTTCACTGTTTAAATCGCCACCAAGCTTTCTGAATTGACTTACTTGATATTTAGACCATGCGCTTGCAAAGTTTTGCCCTTCTTTATTTACTCTTGAAAGCCCTTGGTTTTCAGAAACCCAGTTCTCCATAAACTCAACTCTACTTCGTAACACTTGCGAGGCAATTTTATTATTTTTTATGATACGTCTGTTACCCGCAATACTCTTATCAACACCTGGAGCCATAGCTAATGCAACCAAAAGCTCTCGCTCACTATCATTACCGCCAAACATTGCAAGTCTTTCAGCACCCATCTGGCTAGACAAAGCTATAGCAGCCTCTCGCATACCTACCTGATCCCTTAGCTGATCCTCTTCTTCGGCGGAGTAAAAGGGCAGGTCGATGCCGGTGTTTTGCATTAAATCAACTGCACCAGATTCCAATGCAGCTACTCCTCTTGTAAAAGCGCCGCCAGTTTTTAATCCATCATCCAACAAACCCTCAAACTTGCTCATCGAAAGGTCGCCTTGAGAGGCTGCAATAAACTTTTCTCTTTGATCGTTTATAGCTTTTGCATCGCCAGCAGAAAGTCCTTCAGCTAACTTTTTCGAACTCATTGGTGTCTCTCCTACCTCACCAGTGAATTTAGGGACTTTTTGAGTCATTGTGTAGCCTGTTACATTGCCATCCGCATCTAAAGTTTGCTGCGTAGTGGTTAAAGCTGTTTGCTTGTTGTAATAAGCTTGAAGAGCATTAGCTTTTTCAGTTTCACCATTTTCTCGTAATGTAGCTATCTCATTAATCGTTTGAAGCTGTGAGCTAGGCTTCTGCTTGCCCAACCTTAGCTCTGTAGTGTCAAATCTATCTTGAATTCCCTGCTGAGTTATTGCTTGTTGAAGAAGCTTGTCTTGTTGGTTCTTAGCGGCTATTACTCGGTCTTCTTCTCGAACTCTATCAGCTCTTACTGTTTTTGCTATTAGATTCGTTTGAGCAATTTCTCTAGCCTTTTCGAC